CTGCAGCGTTTTCATCATGTCGGCTGCTGCGGAGGCAATCTCCTCTTTTTGAAAATCCACAGAGGTCAGTCCGGGCGAGAGGAATTCGGAAAGTATCAGATTTTCATATCCGATCACAGAAAGATCATCGGGAATGCGGATCCCTTGCTCTGCAAAAAAACGGTAAGCGCCTGCAGCAAGAATATCGCAAGCAAAAAATACTGCTGTGGGTGTGAGATCGGCAGGCAAGCCGCAGATCTGCTTTGCGGCTTCATATCCGGCGCTGGCAGTATATTTCGCGTGAAATACCAACTGATCCCGATAGGGGATTTTTGCTTCTTTCAGCGCATCCTGATAAGCGCGATGCTTCAGGGCATAGGCAGCGGTCTTTTCACCGTGAACGATGGCGATCTTGCGGTGCCCGCGGGTGGTAAAATATCGGATGCAATCCAGTACGGAAGCATAGTAGTCGTTGTGGACGGAAAGGCAGTGTTCCGGATTGCTGCCAAGAACGATGATGTTGGGAACAAGGGGACGAACGGTCTGAAGAAATGCCTCTGTGTTGATTCCGCCCAGGACGAATATGCTGTCCACACGGTTTTGTCGGATCATTTTGGGCAGAACAGGGTGATCAGGATCAAAACAGTAGTTTTCATATAGCAGACCGAAGTCACTGTCGGAAAATTCTTTGGCCAGCGCCTGAAAATAGTCCACATAGAACATGTCGCTGCCCACATCGAAGGTGCCGATCCGTTTTTCATAGTCCTCCGAAACCATGGCAATGAAACCGATGTTCTGCTTCCGCTTGGTCACAAGTTCCCGGGCAGAACGATTTGGCGTATACCCAAGCACTTCAATGGCGTTCAGGACCTTTTGCCTGGTGGAATCCTTTACGCAGTCCAACCCGTTCACAACAGCGGATACCGTGGAAAGGGAAACACCGGCCAAGGCTGCAACATCCTTGATAGAAGCCATGATAATTTACCTCCATCAGCAATTCGAAACGTTTCGATTTTTAGGATTATAACAAACGAAAGATGTTCTGTCAACCCCGCAGTTGTGCAGACAATAGAAGTCACCAGTAATTTCCGCATACAGCATCTTGTCCTTTGGTGAAAGATGTGTTATTCTGTTTTCGACCAAAGGAGGGAAAGCTATGCTGTTTTTCGACCGAATCAAAAAACTGTTCCTCAACGAAATGTATACGCGCAAGGACAACCAATCCGGCATTTTCTATTTTTCTCCCGCTGATTTCCCCGGTTTGGCTGCTGTTCCTTATGCGTTTTCTTCCCGACGCGGTCATACGCTGCAGGGGTATTTTTACAGCTATCCTCATGCGGAGGAGGACCGTATTGTGGTCTTTGAGCATGGAATGGGCAATGGCCACCGTGCCTACATGCGGGAGATCGAGCATCTTTGCAAGGCGGGATTTTCTGTCTTTTCCTATGATCATACCGGCTGTATGGAATCCGGCGGCGACTCGCCCAACGGTTTTGCGCAATCGCTGGCTGACCTGGATGACTGTATCAAAGCGCTGAAACTGCATCCGCATGCGGCCGGTAAACGCCTTTCTGTAGTCGGTCATAGCTGGGGCGGCTTTTCCACGATGAATATCGTATCGCTCCATCCGGATCTCACACATATCGTGGCGATGTCCGGTTTTGTCAGTGTCCGTGCCATCCTGCTGCAATTCCTGCGCGGACCGCTGAAGCTGGCGTTCCCGGAACTTTACCGTATGGAACAGATGGCGAATCCCGATACGGTCGGAGCCTGCGCTGTCCGATCTCTTCGTTCCACGGATGCAAAGGTGCTGCTGATTTATTCAGATAACGATGAACTGGTGCTGAAGAAGCGTCATTATGACGCGCTGTATCGCGCATTGTCCGACCGGAAGAACATCTCTTTCCTGCTGGTGGAAAACCGTGATCACAATCCCACCTACACGCGGGAGGCGCTGGATCTCAAGAAAGCGTTTCTTGCGGATCTTCGCCAGTGCAATGAAAACTGCGCTACTTCGGAGCAGAAGTGCCGCTTTATGAGCCGTTATGATTTCCTTCGTATGACGGAGCAGGATGAAGCGGTATGGGATATGATCCTTCGTCATCTGCGGAGCTGATTTTGTAAATGAAACACTGCGGCCTCTTCCCAAATTCTCGGGAAGAGGCTGCTTTCTGTTTATTTTACCATGTTGACATTCTTGGAAATGGAATGGGCGCCATTGCTGCTTCCGCCGGTATCGAGACGGGACACCTCGGGAAGACTGCGATCCAGGACGTCGCGGAATAGATTCTGCCGTAATTCGCTGCCGCTGCCGGAGCCGTTCCCGCCGCCGGAACCCTGTCCGCCCTGCAGGAACGCCAGCGCCTGATCTTCCGTCAGTTCCATGGCCTGAAGCTGCAGCGCATTGGGCATAATACCCTCCTTCAGCAGCGCCCAGCCTGCATCTGCCAGCTGATCCTTTTCTTCCTGCCCTCTGTCCCAAAGACGCTCTTCCTGCGTAAGCCCCAGTTCTGCCTGCGAAAGCTGGAACTCCGCTTCCCACTGGCGCAGCGATGCGTTAAACATGTCCACATCCAGATTGGTTTCCAGGGCCCAGGTGCGAAGATCAGCAAGCTCGGAAAGATGCTGCTGTGTCAGAGCCAGCAAGGCATCCGCTTTTTTGAATTCACCTTCTGCGCGCAGATCCGCGATCATGCGCGCCGTATCGGTCGCAAGCTTTGTCTGCGCCTGGTTTACAGCCAGTCTGTTCTGTGCAGCGGTATTGCGGATGGAGTTGTACTGTGCCTGTCCGATACCGCCACGGTCACCTCTTGCCTCGGCGTAAAGTGCCTGGTTGTCCAGCGCCATGGCTTCATCGATATCGACCTGATTTCGCTGGGTATCAAACTGCTCCTGCGCGTCTTCTTCCGCCCGCTCAAGCTCTGTGATGCCCTGCTCTGTGGCCTGATCGATCGAAGCGATCTGCCGTTCCTGCTCGATGCCAAGTTTATCCTCCAAAAGCAGTTCCAATTCTTCTGTAGATACATGCTCAACTGGATCAACCTCCGGGGAACGGATCGTTACGTTTGTCAGCGTTGTGGTTGGATTTATTGTCTGTGTGCCGAAATACTCTGCCATATATCCTCCTTTTTGGGGCGGGACATAATCTGTCCCGCCGATTCTAGATCCGTTTCAGATAACGGGCGAAGCAGTAGCCTTCCATCGGAATCTCGTCTTTGGTAAAAGCAACGTACAGCCATTTGCCACTCTGTTCCGTGTAATACCCGTAACAGCGCACGACTGTTCCCGCAGGCAGAAGGGTCAGGATTTCCTTATTGGTTCCGGCGCCGGCGCGGACGTGGAGAGCCGATGCGGTTACGGTATATCTGCCGGCGAGATTCCTGTCGTAAGCTCTGGCGGGTTCCGGCTTCTGCTTTGGCGGCACCGGATCCGGCGTACTGCTGTTTCCGGGTTTCATGGCCGAGCGCACATCCTTGCGGAGCGTTTCCAAACTGTAGGGAAGTCCTAGTCCGTTCCAAAGATGCTCCGGATCGATATGTGTTGTGTCAGATAACTTTTTGCTTGTGATCTCTCCGTGGGTCAAAATGGATGCATCGGGATCCCATCCATATTCCGTGCAGAGTGCAGCGATCAGAGCAACAGCGTTGTGATAGCAGGCCTTGGCGAAGGTTTGCGCCTTTTCTCTGTCCAGCACTTCGAATTCTGCTCCGGATGTGTATCGGATCGTGTCCGGTTCACACATTTCGATCCCGAGCCATTTGCCATTGCCCGGATATCCCACATGCCAGCATCGCCGGTCGTTGGGCATCGTATGAAGGATCTTTTTGTCATCGAGAACATAGTGGGTAAAATACTGGCTTCTGTCCTCGCTCCAGATCTTGTGAAAGATCGCCGCGTCCGGCTGTGAGGTTCCAACGGAATGCAGCACGATACCGGTGGGTTCCAGTTTGACGTTAGCAAGATAACGTCTGTTTTTGGCGCAGAAGGCTTCTGTGATTGTTGGCATCATCATTCCTCCTTCAGTTCGGGAAGGCCCGCAATGCTGGTTGCCAGCGAAAGAACACCGGACAGCAGGGAAGCGCTGCATACCATAGGCCAGTTGACTTCACTGAATACAGCAGCGCTGCCGACAGTGGCAATCAGCGTCTGTGCCATGGTTTTAATGGCACGGATCCCGGCCGCTTTTAACCACCGTTGGATCTTTTCACGGTTCATTTCCTACCCTCCTTTTCATTCATTGGTATGCCCGGAGGCGTGAATAGGTGCATGGATCCGAGCTTTGAGGTCCCGGATATCATGCATGCATTCCGTCATCTGTCCCTCCAGAATGTAGGTGCGTTCTACGAGATTGTTGTGTTTTCCCACGGCTTCCTCCAACCTGGATATGCGGTAGTTTGTCAGCCGGTTGGCGGCGAGAATGCCAAACAGCGAACCGAACAGCGTACCGGCCAGAGAAAGCAGGGCAATCAGAATGTTTTCGTCCATCGTTTTCTCCTTATGCCATGATTTCCCATCCTGCGGGATATTCAGCGGGAGAATAGACATTTCCGCTGATGAGGGAACGGTAGATCACACCGTCATAGTCAACGATATCACCTTCTTCGTAGGCGTCGTGAGCGCCTGCCGGCTGGGACCAAAGGGGAATTCCGCTTTCGTTGAGACCGATGGGTTCGTAAAGAGACGGCGCTGCCTCCGGAAGCCAGGTTGCCTGCGCGGTGTGCGCCTGAAGAACGCGGTAAAGCTGCGGATCCCCAACGCTGTTGGTTCCGTGGGTAAGCAGCTTGCCTGTGTCATAGGTTTTGCCTGCGGTCCAGCTTTCATAGACGGTTGCAACGATCGCAGCGGTTTCATCGGAAAGGCTTTCCGCAAAAAGCTGCATGGCTTTGCGGAACTGTTCTGCTGCCTGCATTCTGTTCATGCTGTCACCCCCAAAAGCGCGTCCAAAACTTCGGAATCGGTAGCGGCAGCCGATTCTGTGGTGCCGTCATCTTCAATGGTATAGTAGCCGTTGGTTGCTTCTTCGATCGCGATGGCCAAAGCTGCTTCGCTGTAGGGCAGCGATTTTGGAAATATCTGATCGATCCAAACCGGTTCCTCTTCTGTGCCGATGTTTGCCGGTACGTTATAGTTATAGTAGATTCGTTTCATAAGCGCTCCTTTCTTACGACTTGATATACCAAACCTGGATATAAACCCGCTCACCGGACGGATACATACTGCCCATATAGATCTCGACTTCGTTGTCCTTTACGAAACACCAGAGCTTCCAGTTGCCGGAGAAATGGTCCTCCAAAAGGATAGGGAGCGCACCGGCAAGGGTAAATCCGGCAAACCGTATCGTATGAATGGACTCTTCCGTAAAAGTGACGGTTGTACCGTTTGTAACCGTACCGCAATCTACCAGTTTGGTATAAACAGGCTTGTTGTTCCAGCGTTCCGAAGTTCTGTATTCAGTTCCCAGTACCAGCGGCGGGTTGATCCATTCCACCATACTGTCTACCGTACGCCAGTAGCAGTTGGAATAAGAGGAAGAGGTGCTCGGTTTCGCCGGCGCAACTTCCAAATTGGTTCTGGCGGCGGCGGCAGATGTCGCGCCGGTACCACCCTGCGCAATGGGCAGGGTTCCAAATTTCGCTACGCCTCCGGAAGAAGTTGCATAAAAGGCTCCGTTGGCAGTGGGCGTATAGTAAAGATGCGTACCGACGGAATCCTTTTTGATGATCGCGTTAGCCGGGGCATTTACCATACTGACCGAAGTTCCCGTTCCGCCCCGGTTAAGCGGAATAAAACCGGAAGTGATATCGCCGGCCGCGTGAGAATGACTGCTGGCAGCCGCTTTCAGGTTGTATCGTGCTTCATCCGCGGTGGCACCGCCGGTGCCGCCGTATTTCAGCGGCAGGATCCCTCCGGTCAAGTCAGAGGCAGAGTGGTTATGATATAAGGGTGCTTTGTCATCGTGGTCGTGTTCCAAGGGCGCTCGGGCAGCAGCGGCATTATCGGCATAGGCGAAAATGTCACACATTTTTCCGGTAGGATCATAGACGGATCGCAGCATATCTGCCATACCGCTGGTTTTCATCTGGTCGAGAACTGCCTTGGCTGTGGGGATCAGCGTGCTGTCGTCAGTCAGCGTTTCAGTCACAGAAAAGCCGCGGAAGGCATCACAGATCCGCTCCAGCTCCTCTGTGTCATCATGCTCGTGGGCAGTCTGCAGCAGCTGTGTTACGATCTGCTGCAGATTTGTACCTTCAGTGGTACCGATCCCGGCTGCGCCGTCTTCGGATGAAAGGGCGTCGATCAGCGCCCAAATAGCCAGCTTCGTTTCGTCATGCAGGCACTGCAGATCTTTTCTTACTTGGGTTTCGTCGGTTTCCACCGTGGGAAAGTCCGATGGATTCAGCCAGCTTTTTGTGTATTCGTATTTCGTAAACATGGATGCTTACCGCTCCTTTCCTTGATAGCGATAGAAGATTTGGGTGGAAACGATGGCCAGGTCCTCACCGGCGTTCTCATTATACAGCGTCATGGAGAAATGGCGGATGTGTCTGCAGCCGGGGCGTCTTCTGGCCACGCAGGCGTATTTGGCAACAGAGAGGCACCGGTGATCGAGATTTCGTGGGATCAGTCGGAAAGAATATGTCAGGATCGGAGTTGGGTCGTTTCTGCTGCCATAATCGGTGTCATACCGAATGCTCACCTCTGTATCGGTATCCGAGCGTACAGAAAAGATCACATCGGTCACATCCTTCAGCCGTTCATAGCTGCCGAAAAACTGGGTGGGGAAGCGGTATAGCTTTCGGATCGGATTACCGTAGTCGGCGAATACACGCCGAAAGGCGGTGATCCTGCCGGTGTTATCCAGGTGGTACAGGGCGTGATTTTCATCGTGAAAAAAGCTGACAGCCGGGATACCGGTAAAATAGAACCAGCTGGGATCCGATGAATCTGAAACGGTATAGTCCCATACATAACAGATGCCGTCTGCGCAGATCCAGTAACGGCTGTCATCGTCGCAGGCTGTCACACATGCCGCATTCCTAAGGGCGGAAAGCAGACCGTTGTGTTCTCCGGTGATCTTGTCGCTGATGCAGACAATGTTGTTTTCATAAGCCGCACTGCTGGAGCGGAGTTGATGCACGCCGCGTGTAGCGTTCGCGAATATCAGATTGTTCTGCACCAGCCGGATCGTGTGCGGCAGATCGCAGCCAACCTGCGGATTGATATCTTCGTAGGTGAAGCTCACCGTATCTCTGCCGTCCAGCTCTGTGATGCCGTAAATCAGCTTTCCGATGCTGTGCCGCTTGAAAACGACGAGGGTACTGTACTGCCGTCCAAAGCCGGTCACAGCGTCTTCTGTATCGCCCACAAGGTTGTAGCACGTCATGGGAAAATAGGAGGGATCCATGGAAAGGTTGCTGTTCGCGTTCCAGAATACCGCGTTGGGCTGGGCAGGGCAGCCGCCCAGCAGAATGCATAGATCATTGCTGCCGCCGCCCACATAGCCATAGCAGCAGTCCATAACAGAGCGCATGGCATCCGGATTGGCTTTTTCGTAAGTGATCTGTACGGTGTTGTTGGTGGGCGGGTCAGTCACCTCCGGTGCTTCCCCGAAGGTCACGGTACCGGCGGTTCGATCCACTGTGAATCCACTGTTCAGAACAGTTCCGCTGATCCGGACTTCTGTCACTGCATCGATCTCTCGGACCGGAAGCTGATATACCGTCCCGCCGTCCGCGTTGTAGCGCACGGTCTTTCTGCTGCAGAGGCGGTTTTCCGGCTGATACAGATTTCCGCTCCCGCTTTTGGGATCGGCGTTTATGACCGTAACCGGAGTATAGGCCTCATTCTGCACAGCATGGGCAGAAAAATCAGAGCCGTTCCAATGAATGCGGTAGTATCCGCCCCGGTTTTTGTAAAATAGATCATCCTGATAACGGAAGAAGGTGCCTCGGTTTTCCGGGATCATTGTCTGAACCGGAATCAATTGGAGTTCAGCGGCGCAGGGATCGGCGCGGTACAGTACCGATCCGATGTGAAAAAACACCATGCCGTAGTAGGGCGTTTCGCTGCAGCAATAGCCTTCTCCAAGGTCGGTCCTTTCGGTCAGTGCTACCTGCCCGTCCCGGCATTGCAGCACACCGTCCTGCCACCAGAGGTTTTCCATTTCCGGACTTTCATCCACGGAAAGTCGGTAATCCAGTTCTTTGAGATTAAGACCGCCAAGAAGCTTCGGGAACGCTGCGCGATAGGTTTTCGTGTAGGCAGAGGAGGCTGGAATTCGCATCAGTACGCACCTCCCCATGTGTTCCCGTAGGCATCCTGTACGGCATGACCTTCGGCACTGATCTTGGGCATCATTTTGCGCAGCTTGTCCTCGTATTTGTTCATCAGAAGGGAACAAAGGTATGGGTCATCATGGGCAGCCAGCAGCGATGCCACATAAAACGGAATGGCGAAATGGGTTTCGGGGTCGCCATCCAGCATTTCGTCGTCCGCGGGATCTTCTGCCAGCAGACGCGGATACCGGTAGTAGACGAAAACGTGGTTCCCGGCCTCTTCTTTGGGAACGAGAAGATACTGCTTCCCGTGCAGCATAAACCGATTTGTGTGGAGGATGTGTCCGTCGGAGGTCGCGAGCGTATCGCCGGAAGAAAACTGATAGAAATCCTCCGGCATGGAATATCGCACCATGTCGCCGAATTCTTCACCGTTTTCCAGCGTCATCATGGCCGGCAGCTTCCGAACCGTTGTGGCGATCTCCAGCATGGCGTCATTGCAGAGAGAAGGAATGCGGTTCAGATAGTCCTGCTGATTGTTGTAGGTGGCGGCCACAGGCGTACCGGCAATGGTGTACTGGTTGAGCAGCTTCAAAACCTGCTCCTTTATCATTCGGTAGTTCATGGAAACCTCCTTTCTTACGTTCCCGCGGGAGCGGGAGGCTGCTGCCGAAGTGTGTCGATCAGCTCCTGCTTCTTGGGGATCAGCTTATCGGGAATGCGTTCGAGATATTGGATCATGTCCAGCGTGCCGTCCTGACGCAGCCGATCCAGCGTCTGTGTCATGGCAATTTCGCTGAAGTAGGTAGAGGCGCCCACATCGACACGGATGCGGAAGAACAGTTCCTTAAAGACACGGAAATCAAATTGTTTCAGTACTTTTCTGGTGGTTCTGGCCGTTTTCATCAGTCCCGTAGCCTGGTCAATGAGGGGAATGCCGGCTGCACCCATCACCGGTTCTTCCAGCTCCTGCTCCACCACAATGGGGCGGGTGCCGTAGTAGGTGCCCATCATGTCCAAAAGAATCGCAGCGATGTCTTCGATCCATTCGTATTCGCCGGCGCGAATGTTTTCCAGCGGAACTTCGGAGTTGGTCTGAAGCACCATGAGGGCAGAGGTGTTGTCGGGATTTGCGCTGCCAAGGAGGGCATCTGTGGCGCCAAGGCATTCCTTGGTGTAATCCATGGCTTTGTCGATCAGCGCGAAGATCTGATTGCTCATTTCCGCCGGCTGCAGATTGGCGGCAACCTGCCCGATGCTCATACCGGGCTGTAATCCGTGAACCCCGATGGCCTGACCCACTTCATTGGTCCAGGCGGAGATCAGGTCTGCGTTGTAGATGGTCTTGGGAAATGCCATCAGCTGCATATGCCGCATGGCGGTGGCGAACATGGAATTGATAAAAATCTGATTGGGCAGAAGTCCGGTAACGAGGGCTCTGCCGTGGTATTGGTTCTTCTGCCGTTCCCAGTTGCCCCATGCAATGGGATATCGGCTGAGTCCGGTGTCCACATTTTCGTAGATTACGGCAGTTCTTGTGGCCTTGGTCACATGCACGGTGCGAACCGTTTTACCGGTCTTCTTCCCGTTTTTATCCCTTTCCGGCTTGTCCTGCATGGTGTAGAGGTAAAGGAAGAGTGCTTTTCCGTGTTCATCGTCGGTCGTGAGTTCGGTCTCGCCTCCGATGCCGGGAAAACCGTGGTATTCGCTGTCTGCCAGAATGGCACTGCCATCTGCGCCGTGGGATTCTGCCTCCCGGCGAAGATTCGATACTGTGTCACGACCAACGATCAGAATGTAGGGCTGCTTCTGAACATCATGGCTGGCAGGATCACCGAATAGAACGTTGATCCCGTCCACCAGCTCCATGCGGATCTCGCCACGGTATTTCCCAAGGGCGCCGTTGTAAGGAAGCGCTGTGGGATCAAAGTAGAAGTGGGCGCAATAGTCTCCAGTGGCGGCACCGTCAAAAAGTGCTTCCCGCAGACGGTAGTCAAATTTAAATTTGTCCAGCAGATTTTTGACTTCTTCGTTGGCAAAGTCAGCCAGCTCGCGGTCCGGATCGGTCTTGCCGCAGCGGTAATATGCCAGTGGTTCAAACCGCACCGTTACCGCCGAAGAAGTCAGCGAGGCAACGAACAGACTGGCAACTCGCTTTAGAATGTTGAAAGTGGGCTTTGGAAGTCCGCGCATGGCAGGTGTGTCTGGCAGATTGATCCATTGATTTCCGGTGAAGAATTCGGTGTTGGTCTTTACGAGGCTGTACTGATTGGGGGTAAGCCGCTCGTTGTAGAGACGCCCCTGTTCATATAGCTCCCATGCACGGGTTTTGGTATTGTTCTTCAAATGGTACCGCCTCCTTCGTAAATGCCGTAGGCGCGTTCCGCGGAATAATTCTGAAGGGTGCGGAAGGCCTGCTGTTCATCCTGCAGGCGGCTTTTCTCCCGTTCGGAGATTGGATCCGCAGTGATATCTGGCAGGCGGCAGCGCAGTTTCCAGCCTGCCGCAAAGCCGGAGGCAAACAGCGCAAGACTCAGAAAGCAGCCCAGGATCCCGAAAAGAAATGTCATGGTTTCTCCTTTCTTCGCGGATCGGGGCAGAAGAAACCTGCCCCGATCCTGTCCGTTTAGCCCTGTGCGCCGTGGTAGAAGATTGCGTCCTTCTTGTTGGCAAGCACGTGGGCGTCGTAGATCAGGCGGCCTTCAATGAGCCAGCCGTTGATGCCGGGAGGGTTGTCGTGGATCTTGTATTCGTTGAGCTGGCGGGGTGCAACAGTGGCCATGGGATGGGTCATGATGAAATTGCAGCCGCTGGGCAGACGGGAAGCGGGAACGCGCACCAACTTCACGCCGTCCACTTCGCCCAGAATGCCCTTGATCTGCATATCCTGCGCGGCGTCGCATTCACGCATAAAGGCGGCATCCTGTTTCAAAAGGCCTGCGAAGGCATAAGAGCAAAGGCAAACTCTTCCGGCTTCGGGAACATTGCAGTTGCCAAGGATCTCCTGCGCCTTGAGGAATTCCGCGTAAGCGTTGGAGGTGGTCAGCGCGGTAGACGCGGTGTGGGATGCGCCGTTCTCGTCGGTGTAACCGGTGACGGCATCCGCAATGGCGGCAAGAACATAGGTGTCATATTCGGGAATGACTTCCAGATCCAGCTGTCTTGCCAGTGCTTTGCCGGCGTCCATGGTCATCATGGTCTGATTGCGGTCCGCCTTGTCAATCGCGAAGGTGAAGGATCTGTCGCGGCCAAGGGTCAGTTCCTGCGTGGTGCTGCCCAGATCCGTGGGGGTGCCGTAGCGGTTGGTACCGCTGCGCTGATAGTCGGTCATGGGTACAGTGGGGATGGAATAGACATTCACGGTTTTCACGCCCGTAAAGCTGTAATCCTGGTTGGTCACCAGCTGCGCGACGGACTGTCGTGTAAACTTTTCATCCACCTTACCTGCGTACTTGGAAGCAAAATTGATCTCTGCCATAGGGTATCAGTTCCTTTCTAATATGGATTGTCGTTGTTTCGAAATGGATCCGCCGCTGAGCCGTTGGAGCCGGTTGATTGTGTTTCTCCGTCGCAGCGCTGTGGGATTCATTCCGGAATGAAATTACCAGCGGGAGGCTGCGTCAAAACCCTGTTCGAACAGGCTTTTTTCATCGGTGTCTGCGTAAATGTTGCCGCTTACACCTCGGACGGGTGCTTTTGCAGCTGCTTCCGCGTTCTGAATTTCGATGGGATCCGGTTCGTTCTGTTCCGGGATTGAGGCGGTAT